GATCTATCTGTAGGTACGAATGGAGTTTTAGGTGCAGGGGTAGAAGTTTGTACTTCAGGTGCTTTCAAGAACCCATCTTGAACCAATCTACTTTCATTGGCTCTAAAAGCATTAACAACTGCATCTTCATTAGCAGGGGTAATACGATCAGGAAGGCCAACACCTGTTTGTGGTTTAGGTAAAATAGGATGCGCCTGTTTCGCATAAGCCTCACTACGAGCCAAAGCCTGTGTTTGAGTTTCGCCCGGAACTGGTTTTTTAGATGGCACAAGTCCAGCTTTTTCATAATTTACTAAAACATCTTTAGCTTCATCTACTGTCTTTGTTTTAGCTAATTGGTCAGCAAGCATTTTAGAATTAACTTCATCCAATCCTATTTTTCTCAAAGTATCATCAATAACTTTAGGGCTTTCTTCCTTAGCTATAAACTTGAAAAATGTTTCAGGTATTTCACCCTTAACAAAAGATTTAATGCCTTTACTACCTCCCCAGCCAGTAAGATCTAAGGCAATACTACCTAAAACTAGGGGTACTGCACTATATTTAGAACCAGTTTCTCCAAGATAGGGCTTCAAGAATTCCCTTGTATCAGCTACTTGTTTCTGAACTGTCTTCACAGGTTTATCCCCAAATAAAGCACCAGAGAAAAAGCTACCATCAGTAGGTATTTCATCGGCAAAAGGCTTAGGTGTACGAGTAATCTGTGCCGGCACATTACCAGCAGTAATACCTACAGAAGCCACATTTCTAGCTATGGATTGTAAAATATCCTTTCCTACTCCAGCTGCGGCCGCTGGAAGTCCGGTTACAGTATTTAGTGCTATGCCAGCAGTACTATTATCTGGAATCCGATTCGCTGGTCTTGGTGGTATTACTGGTTGTCTAGGAGGAACACTTTTAATAGGTGCCTGTACTTTTGGGAAAAAAGGCACTACTTTCTTTTTTACTTCTTCAAATGTTTGATCCCAGAATGACATTTATTGTTTTTTATTGAATATACTTTCTATTAATTTTAAGTCTTCTTCTTCAGCGGTTAATTTCGGATTATTCTTGAGATAGTCTGGTAGTAATCCCGGGATGTTATTCGCTTCAGGATTAACATAATACTTAGGAGGGAACTCACGGATGAAGTCGGCCGCAGTTCCGATGCCTTCTTTTGTCCAGTCATTGAAGGCCTGCATATAGACATACGGGTCAACATAACCATCAGGACCAGTACTTGCCTTTAATTTATTTTGTCCAAAACCAACATATTGATTATATATATCTGTCTTACTCATCTTTTTAGCCGCTGTTGCTTTTACTTCTCGGTCCAACCTATTTTCTTCAGCAGTCATACCACGATCAACTAGACCGGTGATATTCTCTAGATTTGAGTTAGCTAGTTTCTGTTGATTTTCTATAGAAAGCTGTAAAGGATCAAATGAACCTTGTGCAGATAGGCCTAGATTTGTTCCAGAGGAAGGGGTAAGGAGAGGGTTACGGAAGATTCTTCCTGATTCCTTTAATCCTTGCCCGGCTATACCTTGGCTTTGCTTCATTAGGCTTTCTTGGCCCTTCTGATTGATACCTTGCGCTTCTTTTAGGATAGCTACAAGGGCTTGGGTAACTGACATTTTTTTACCAGAAGAGGAGGAAGTAGTTGAAGACGAGGAGGAAGATGATGAACCACCACCTTTGCCACCCATGAGATTATTCAATGTCACAGTAGGGGGTGGAACAACAGGTGCCTGTGGACCAGCATAGTTATATTTTCCTTCTACATTTTCACCATATAGACCTTCTGGTGGGTAAGAAGTTATTGGAGGATTTACTATTTCGCCAGTACGAACCAAGTTTGGATTACCAGCATATTGCGGATTCATCTCTAAAAGTTCAGCGAGTGTACGACCTTGTGTAGTTGCTATTTTTGACAAGGTATCTCCTTGTTGAACTTGATATGAACCTGTTGGTGATTTTATTATTGTTGTCATTTTATTTTTAATTATTCAAATAAGTCCTCATAACTACGACCTTGTGTGACATTTTCAGCAGCAGTTTTACGAAGTGCTTGATTCCTCGCTTCAATCGTAGCCTCTCTATCTTGTTGTATTTTTCCCACTTTATATGTTCCGGATTTGAAGAATTCTTTCTTACCTCCCTTTTGGAATCCTCCTCTCCCTTGCCTTGAAGCACTATACTGTTCTATGCCCGGGATAGAAAAATCAGTATTAGTTGTTCCTAGTTCTTCTTCAGCTGTCCTTCCAAGATCTCCTATCTTAGAACCATAGCTCTCACTTAGAGATTGCAGATTTCTGTTTTGAGCTTCTTCTAATCCAATCTCACCCCTAGCTCTATTCCCAGAAAAAGCTAACCCTTCTTGAGCATAGTTCTCACGAGCTGTTCCAAGGCCTTGTTCAAACCCTGATTCTTCTTCTTTTATTCTTCTGTCATAATCACTTTGTAGTGAAGGTAATTCTCTAGCTACTTTTTGTTTGATGACATCTATCTGTTGCTGGAAGAAAGGATTAACTTGTTTTTTAGCAGCTTCTAGAAACTTAGCCAGAGTTGCTTCATCGAAATTAAGATTAGGATTTATTTTTAATCCTTGATCCATTTGTTCTTTTATAAATTGTCGGAGTTCCTTAAGAGCAGCATTATCAGCTGGATTACCAGTATCAAACTCTTCTTCCATTTGATCCATTATGTCTTTAGAAACTTGCTTACCAGATTGTATGGATTCAAGCGCAGCTCTAGTTTTTGGACCAACTATTCCATCGGATTTTACTCCAGAAGATCCTTGCATTTGTCGTACAGCTTTATCAGTTTGTGGACCAAATATTCCATCTATTTTACCTTGATATAACCCAACCCCGGCAAGATAGGATTGGAGGTCTTTAACATCATCTCCCCGAGAACCTGTTTTTAGATTGTTCGTTGAGGTGAATAGAGATTGCAAAGAAGGAGAAGAAGACTTTGTGTCGGAAACATAGGACTTTGTATTAAAGTCTTGTCCTTGTTTGTATGTTTTTCCAGTAGCTTTGTCTGTAAAACTTTCGCCTTTTTTTAACTTAGCGCCAGTATTACTATTATAGCTAACAGTACTACTAGACTTTGAACTACTGTTCGATTTCGAACTACTACTACTTGAACTTTTGCTACTTGTCTTCTTCTTCTTTTTCTTTGCCATATATTTTTTTAATAATTACTTATAATTATAACACCTTATGGAATAATATTAACTGCTGCTGATTTTAATGTTCCGGTACCTGAATCTGTAAGGCTTCCTGAAGCGTTTCCTGATGCGTTGACCCCTATTAATATATTGTTATCACATGTAGCTGCGGCTATGTTGATACCCCAGCCACCATTATCGGCTATAACACATGAGTTAATTGAGTTATTGTCGGTAGTAGCTGTAAATTTTATTCCATCAGAAGTATTATTGTTCATATTAACTGCAAAAAAAGAATTCCTAGAACAATCTGAAACTAACTCAATTCCTTGTCCTCCGTTAGACGAAACATCCATTGATAAAAAAGATATTGAAGAACAACTTGTCATATTTAATCCATCTCCAAAATTACCAACTATACCGGAATCGAAGAATGTAGCATTACCAGTTGATGTAAATACCATTCCTGCTCCAGATGTTGAATCAGAGAAAATAGAGAAGTTTATTTCAAAACCAGAAACTTCATTCCAATCAACATTTACTCCACAACCGATTACAGATATAACCATGAGAGGGAATAGAGCTTGATCAAAGTCTAATCCTGTACCAGAACCAAAGACATTTATATCATTAAGAGAACATTCCACTATGTATTGGAATTTAATTGCTACCCCTGTAGCATTTTGAACAGTTAATCTATTTATTCTGGCATCTCTTACTATTGTAGCGATAGTATATGTATCTCCAGCTAAATCAGTTTGTCCTGTATATGGTTCTCTAATGGTTATATGTGTAGTATCAGTAAATCCAGTAATTTCATACCAGAAAAAATCTCCGTATTTTCCTAAATATATATATCGGCCAACCATAGCTGAAGTCCAAGTTGTCCCTACTCCAACAACTGTAGTTCCTCCATTTGCAATAGTAACTGTTCCAGTATTATAAGCATTTGAACCAACTATTTGTAATTTATAATTACCACACTCTATGATGACAGTATCACGAGCAACTCCAGCGATTGTTACTCCACTTGGAATAGTTATATCTGCTGTTAAAGTATAAGTTCCGTTCTGTAAGTAAAGTGTTCCACCACCATAACTATCAATAAGATCTATGTTAGTTTGAATATCCTGTGTATTATTTATAGTGATAACTGTTCCACCAATGTTGAAAATTGCAGTTTGGAACTCTGCTGAAGAGGAAGATAGTTGCCAACCTCGTACCCTGGTTAAGAAGTTTCCACTTTGAAATGTCCCCTGAATAAGCTCTTTGTTACCACCAGAATAACCATCGTCTAGACTAGATGGTATTATTCTTCGTACATCTTCTGACGAAAGTGGCCCTCCTTTTCTATAGAGAACTCTATCGTAAGTATCGTAAATATTTGTTTGTGGTTGGGTTGTTTTAGGGGGCATAATTAATAAGTTGAGTAGTACCTTGTAGGATCTCATATCCTTCGTAGGTTATTGGTTGTCCTTTTGAGGTACCACTTATCTTAAATTTTAATTTACGACCTCGTATATTCAAATTACTGAATCCGGTTTCATTTGTTTTAAACTGACATACTCCTTTCTTAAAATCACCTGCTATGTCCTCTGGAATCTGATAATTAACATTAGCTCCCTTTAATCCATCATGCATAAAGAACATAGTATTGATTATCTTTACAGTTGAGTGCATACCATCTACATAATCATAGGGATGAATTATAGAGTAAAACAATTCTGTTCCATTATCTGTAACTCCAGAATTTGTTGTAAAAATATTACCTGATTCATCTCCCACTACTACAGTAAGAGATGTCCCGTTATTGTAAGAAGTACCTACTAAAAATTGAGTAGGGTATGAATAATGGGTCCAAACCTGACTAGAAATGGTGTATCTAACCACTAGGTTTGTATAAGTAATACCATCTATAGTTACATCTCCCACGGACCAGCAAATATGGTCCCCGTCTTTTTCAAGATAACCAGCCACTTTGGAGTAGTTAGCAAGAGTTATGTTATTTACAATATCAATAATTGTCCTAGATACTTCAGTAACTGCTCCATTGTATCTATAAAATCCTGTTGGGTGATGGAAGTATGTTCCATTTTTTGTTTCAACTACACTCTCTTGAGAATAAGTTCCAACATTAAATTTGGGATCAGGATCAGCGGAATTAATACTAAAAATACGATACATGTGATTGTTTTTAAAAATAAGTAGTGCTTCATTTGTTCTTGCAATAGCAGTTATATTCTCTCCATCGGAAGGTGAAACATCAATCCATTGTCCAGTAGTCACAGATGTGTCCCAAGTTATAACCGGAGTAGCTTCCGCAGAAGGAATAGATGAGTAATAAACCCTGTCAGGGAAAGACGAGTTCCCGGCAATCCACATTCTGGAACGATAGTTTTCTATAAATTTTCCAATAGGTGCTGAAGCAGCATTTCCTGTAGTTATAAAAGAAGATCCAGAACCATCCCAAATAGCTGTGGCTTCAGTCCCATTTACCATAAATACATAATCCAAGAAAGTAGAAAATCTCGCTTTACTGCCAACTGTAAGTCCAGCTCTTTTAGATGTCCAAACTCCACTAGAAAGATAATAAGCAGCAGTCCCGTTGACTGCTATGAGTTGATTATTGCTTCCACCCCCACTATCTTTAAATTGATATAAACCAAGAATATCAGAAACAGCTAGTTGCTGTCCGAGGATTGTGCTTCCTTCCCTTAATTTCATACTACCTATAGCATCAAAATTAAAGTTAAGTGATTCTAAAAGCGCATCATTAGGATAGTCATTTTCAGCTACTGCACCAGTAGTAATAAGACCACTCTTTAATGATTTTCTTAGGACTGGCTCTAATGGTGTTGGTTTTGTGTTTGACATAAATTTAGTACCATCCTCTTCCTCCATACCCTCCATTTAGGGATCCCCAAATGTCCGGTGTGAAGTTAACATTCTGTCCAGAAACTTCCTGACTGACTAATTCAGAAAATCCTTGTTGGAATAATAAGTAATCTCCATCGTCTGTTGGTTTCAAAGCCCCGTTTGATTTGAGAGATTTAATCTTGAATTTAAGATAAGGGACATAAAGGTCATAGAAGGGTTCATCAAGGACATCACTATCTGAATTTACCGCTGTTAATGATTGATAGTAATCTAGGTATATATTTTCACCTGCATAGTCATCATCAAATGGTACATCAAAATAAATTGTTGCATTGTCTATAGTGTAAGCAGTTGGCATACCAAAGGTAGCTTCTTGCCAGACATCCCTTCCTGAAGCATGACCTCCAGAAACGATTCCAGTTACTCCAGAAATAGTATTTGTAGATACATTATTTGCTGTATAAGCTACTGCATCATTTGTAAGAAGGACAGTTTCGGCCCCAATGTATATAGTTCCAGAAGCATCGAAGTCCCCAGAAGAAGTCAAAACTATAGATGTATCTCCTGTTAGGATAGCTCCATTTAGAGTAGTGTGAGCAACATTTAGATAATTCTGTCTAAATCTTCGTTGATCTTGATAGACACATGGCCAATTAGAACGACCAATTCTAAGTCCTAAAATGTTTTTATATGTATTCCTATCTCGCAAATCTGTCGGTGCTGTTACACTCCATGCACCCGGGACAATGTTCCCGATGTCTGTATTAAATTTAGTACGGAAACTCCAGCGAAGTACCCTTTGCTGTACCCCATCTACTGTCGCAGTTCCCATATCTACTATTCTTCGCCCTTCATTTAGGGATTCATTTAAAAAGTCATCTGTAATTAAATCATTAACATTTTCTCCTAATTGAGAAAGCGCCCTATGTTTAATTGCATAGACAGTATTATCATCATACCCAGAGGCTATAACTGGATCGGAATATCCACTATAAAGTGTGGATGTTGAGTTATAAAATCTAAACTTATAGTAATCTGTAGTAGCATCACCGGTCCTTTGAAGGTATGTTTCTAAAACTTGAGGATTTATATCTACAATCGTTAAAGGAGTATAACTTACCCCAGCATCTGTAGATCGCTGTGGCTCTATTTGATTATATTCAATAAGTGTTATTAAATCTCCTCTGTTGTGAGAAAAAGTTAAAGCAGTTAAAAGAGTTATTGCAGTACTGCTTGGATTATTTATTTTTACTATTTCACTTTTTTCCTGACCGGGTTGACCAATAATAATATATTGACCAGCAGAGAAGAATGTCCCATTAGCACTTAATGATGTAATCCCTGCAGCTACATCTGCCTCTAGAAATGATGAATTATTCCCTGATAAATCAGGTAGAGCAAAGAAAACATCATTTCCTATGGGAGAATTTGTCTTTACTCTAATTTTAGGTGCTTGTGAGATCATAATTTTTATACGACAATTTCCTTGTCAGGCATTAATTCTAAATAAACTTTACGAAGCCTCGCCTCATAAATTCGTAAATCACTACCTTTGTTTGCAAGACGGGTTTCTTCTTTTAATAAAAATGCTTTTTTGTCTTCAAAATCTTTTTTATTATTTTCTATTTCTAATAAGATTTCGTTATTTTTATCTTTAAGTTCTTTTAACTTTATAGCTTCTGTATTAACTTCTTTTTCAATAGATGTTTTTTCTTTATTATAAACATCTCTAGTTGTTTCTAAATCAGTATTTAAGGTTTCAAGTTCAACTGATTTATTTTCTATGTTCAAAGATAATGATGAGAGTTTTTCAAATAAAGAAGAAAATTCATTTTTCTTGTAATTATTCAAAATCTCAAGATCATTTTTTTGTTGTTCTAATGACACTACTTCTGATTGAATTTTTCTTCTTATATTACTAAGAACATCTTCTTTTAAATCAGCAATACTGACACCTCCTATAAATTCATTTAGAATAGCAGTTTTTGCTTCTGTTAGATCAAGTAATTCATTTTTTACTTTTTCTTTTTCAGATTTTAAAACCGCTATAGAATCTTTTAAATCCTTAATTTCTTTATGGGTATCTATAATTGTTTGTGTAGTAGGTACTTTCATTGTATTTCTTTTAAGTTAATTTTCTTTTCCCTTATTCTTAATTCTTCTTCTTTCAACATAGATCTGGTTTCTCTATTGGCTATAATGCCTTTTTGTCTTTCAAAGTCCTTTTCTTCTTCTGATATTTTTTTCCTTAGAGCTTCCAACTCTTCTTTCTCTTGACTAAACCCATCCTTGATATGTAATATATCATTCTTTTGCATCTCAAACTCTCTTTTCTGTTTGTAAAGTTCTTGAGATTCTTTTTCGATAGTATCTGCCCTAGAAGCATTATCATAGAATGAATTCTTGACATTTTGTTCTAGTTCAACTAATTTTTTATCCCTTGAATCAAGTTCTTTTTCTTTAGAAGAATTTACTTCAATTCCTTTATTGAAATGATCTTCTAAGTTTTTTAAAGACATTCTTATATTCTCAATATCTTTTCTATTTCTTTCTATGTCTTGCATAGCTAAAGTCATTGTTTCAATACTTTCACCTTGTCTATCTTCACTATCTTTTAACTTCTGTTCACGATCAAATAAATCAGCTAAAGTTTTTGATACTATTACTTTATTTGATTCAATATCAGATTCTAAGTTAGAAAGTTCTTTTTTAGATAAAATAATTTCTTGAGATAACTCTGCTAATTCTTTTGTTTTGTTAATTATTTCATTATCTAGTGTAATAAACTTAGCTGCTTTAGCATTATCAGCTTGAGTATACTGCTCTGCTTTAGTTTTTTGTAGA